ACGAATGTTTCCGTTGTAACTGGTGCGAAGACAGCGCTGTCCACGTATTTCTCCGTAATGTGCTTCCCAGTCAGAGATTCCATCAACGACTTCCCACTCGTTGCGCCCTACAATAACTTCGGTCACGATGTTGTCTTGATTAAGAAATGCGTAGTGCGCCATTAGACAGTCACCGTTCCTGTTCCTGCTGTAAATGTATAAATTGTATTCCCACCGCTTGTTGTTTTTGTGTAAGTTAAACCGCCGCCGATTGAAGTGAAATCTAAGAATGTGTTTGGATAAGACAAGATAACAATTCCAGAACCACCCGCGCCTTTGGTTCCCTGGCTGTTGCTTCCGCCACCGCCACCACCACCTGTGTTAGCCGTTCCATCTGCGTTAAATGCTGCTGCTGTTGCACCGCCGCCCGAACCACCTGCAGCGTAATAACTCCCTTGTTGTCCAGAAGCTGATCCACCACCGCCACCTGCATAAGTAACTGAAGATCCTGAAATGCTTGATGATGATCCGTTTCCACCTGCGCCAGGTGCGGTACTGCCAGATCCACCTTGACTTCCTGCGGCTCCTGCTCCACCACCGCCACCGCCGACGGATTGGTTTGTACCACTCTGCGATAGTCCAGCGCCGCCGTTATTGCCTTGTGATGGTGAAGTGCTCGGTGTGTTTCCTGAACCGCCAGAGTTTGGAGTTCCGGCATTTGCGGAACAACCGCCGCCACCTGATCCGCCGTTGCTTCCACTCTGATTAGACTTCGTTCCAAATCCACCACCGGCAGATGTTATTGTTTTTAAGACGGAGTCTGAACCATTAGTTCCGTCTGTAAAAGATCCGTAGCCACCAACAACGCCAGCAGAACCGCCTGCTCCGACGGTTACTGTAAATGATGCGCCGATGCTGAATCCTGTGTCAGTTCTGAAACCACCCGCGCCGCCGCCGCCGAATAATGCGCCGCCGCCGCCTGCGACGACAAGGTAGTCAACGGTCGTCGGTGCTATGGCCGGGGCTGCTCCGCTTCTGTATCCGCGCACTGATCCGTTTGCCAGTGATGTGAGTATTGGCATCCTTTCCCCCTATGCAAATTTCGTCTGTGATTCGAGCACGACGTATGTCGGTGTGGCTGCTGTCTTGACGATCGTGAAAGTGTAAGCGTCGATCGCACTTGCGTTTCCTGCTGTGATCGCTGCTGGCACTTTCGGTGTGACTGTTGATGCGTCAATCTGGATAACGTTTGGGTAGTAAGCGGTCGCGCCGTTTGTGTTAAGCCATACCAAAGTAATCGCATCTCCTACTGCGAGCTTACTACTGAGTGATGCTCCTGCGCTGTATCGAAAGTTTAGCGTGTGGTTTGCTGTTGCATTTGTGGTGTAATACCAAACCGATGCTGTGCTCACATCAAAGTTAATCGTTCCGGTCGCGGCTGCTGCCACTACGTTGACGTCTTCTTCTAGGCCCCTGATTATGCCGTCGGTGAAGACCGCTTCGTTGATCACTGGCGCTGTTAGTGTCTTGTTTGTCAGCGTCTGCGCTGTGGTCAGATCGGCGGTGACGGCTGTGTCGATCGAGACTGTGACGGTTCCGGAAGTGCCGCCGCCTGATAGCCCTGTGCCTGCCGTTACGCCAGTGATGTCGCCTGACTCTGGTGTTGCAAATTGGAAGAAAATGGCTGCGCTGGTGCTAGTGAAATAAAGGACTCCGCCTTGATATTGAGCAAGGATAAGCGATCCGGATGTGTTGACTGTCGCTGTTCCTGCTGTGATCGTGCAGACTCCTGCACCGCGATTCTGAATGGTGACGATATCGCCTGCTGCAAACAACGCGGTGTTGACTGTGATCGTCGTTGATCCTGCATTTGACATTGCGACGGTCGTTCCTGCATCTGCTGCCACCAGCGTATAACTGATTATCTTTGCGGTCGTATCTCCGCCGAGCATCGCTGTCTGTTGCAGCGATGTCATCTGCGCTGCAGTGAGCACCTGCCCTGTCGTAAATGTCTGCTTTGCCATTTCTTCTCCTTGTTAGTAGCTTAAAACGCCGGCGGTATCTAGGATGCCCTGGGTTGCACTGTCTAGAATAAATGCTTGGATGATCGGTTCGCTTGTGAGTATCTTAGTCGTGAAGGTTGTCCTTGTTATGTCGTGTTGCACGCCTTGCACGAATAATTCTCGGGTGATTGATGTGGATCCTGGCATCGACTTTGTGACGTTGACGAGGTCGAATATCTCTAATTCAAGGCCTGCGATGTTCCTGGCTGTCTGGCCGTCATCTACAAGATTGAGCGTCATCGAATCAATGCGAAGGGTTGCGTCCTTGCGTGATGCCAATATCAGCGATGCCTGGTCTAGTGATTCCTGATCTGTTTGGACAAGAATGCCGGTTCTGGCTCCTGAGTGGATGAAGTAACTATCGATTGAAGTCTGATCGCTTACTATCTGGCTGGTTCCGTTTAGTCTTTGAACCGAGACGTTATTTACGATCAAGGTGTCATCGAAGGCTAGATCGATCTGGGCGTATCCGATTTCGGTTCCGTCGTCGCTGAAAAGCACAGGCGTTGAATCTGCGTTGAGGCTGACTGTGTTTCTTGAGTAGAAGGTTGCATCTCCTTCTGCTGACATAAAGAAGCCGCCGAATTCGCTGTCTTCTATGGCTTGAAGTGCCTGCAAGACTGTGCGCTCTGTTCCTGGATCTGCCTGCATGCTGCTGTCGCCGTCATCAATGGCTCTTTGTGAATTGGGCCAGTCAATAACATCTAGAAGGTTTCCGATGCGTGCTCCGCTAAGTTGTCCGGGGCTTGTTCCTGCTACTGTGGTGATCGCTGCGTTATTAAATAGCCGAAAGCCGTCTACGCAATTGAGGATCACTCTGGAAACCTCATCGGCTCCGATTGCGAATTGCGTGTCGTAGCTGGTGATAAAGCCTGAAAATAAGTAGTAACGGATCCCATCGTAATCTGCAAAGATTCTAATTTTGCGCAATGGCACAAGTGATCCGTAATAAGGCCCTAGCGTATTGGCCGGGTTCCAGTCGCCGGTGTCGTCCTTGATCTCAACGACGGCCGTTCCTGCTTCGAATTTGTTTAGGATCCGGTTGCGCCCTCTTCGGATTGATGCTCGCAATATGATGCTCGAAATGTCGACGATGTCATCGCCATCTGCGAGCTGCCCTTTGCCTAGCTGCCCTTTGTATGGGTCGTTCAATGTAAAGGCTACGGCGATGAATGCTGGGCCGTTGACGAAGTCGATCTCTGCGCCGAGCTGTGGAATGCCTGCCATTAGAGCTGGATCGCTGTCTTCGTTATCGCCTGGCCGTTATTTTGGCCCTGGAGAATGGCGTTGCGGATCGCGTTGACGAGGTCGCCTTCGCTGGTAACGCTGCCGTTGATCACGATGTTGACGGTTGCTCCGCCCATCGATCCCATCCGGTTAAGTGGAACGACGGCCTCTGGCCCTGCTTCTCCGATCATCGCGATCGTTGGGCTGGTAACAATTCCGCCAGTGGCAAGTTTGGGAATGCCCCCAGATGTCATCCCTACTCTGTTTGGGTCAAAGTAAGAAATGGATCCGTCGCTTGCGGTTCTTCCGCCTGCGCCTGTGCCGCCGCCATATAAAACGCGAGGGTCATTCGGCCCAGAGATCGGCAATCCTTCTCGAGCTTTGATCAGGGCGTCGCGCTGCGCTTTGGTCGTTGCTGTTAAATCTGATCCTGAAACCTCTGGCGTTAATACTTCGATCTTTGCCTTTGAAGTTGCAATGTAGGCGTTAAGAGCTGCGAGCGCGTCTTTCCAAGATTGCGCTGCCTGGTTGCCGGGTGTAGGCCAAAGGGCGGAAGGGCTTGGCGCATCTGAGATTTTCTTTGCATAATCGGCGACTTCTTTGTTTGTTAGATTCCACTTAGTTGCAAGGTTCTTGATCTCTTCATCTGAAAGTTTGCCGTCATTAAGGGCTGCGAAGAAGTCAAGATAGAACTGCGCCTGTGTAGTTGTTATGCCCCATTGTTCGGCGAGTGCTGCGACTTCCTTTGTGGAAATCTTTCCATCGTTGACTGCAAAGATCGCGCTGGTGTAAGCGACAACGGCTTCCCTGGTGATGCCCCACTTCTGAGATAAGATTATGACTTCTTCTGATGTGATCTTAGAATCTGCAACAACGCCGAGAAGATCAACATATCGCGTGATCGCTTCGTTTGCTTTGAGTTGCGCTTCAAGGTTTGCGATGATGGCTTGAACGCGTGTTGCTTCCAAGATGTTCGCTTGCCTTACAAGGTTCAGGCGTGCTGCTTCGAGCTGGATCGGATCTGTTTCGGTGGTTGGAGTTACTCCAAGTTTGCGCAAGGCTGCGAGCGCTTTCTGTGTTGCAATAAGTTTGAGGTCTGCTGCTGTGAGTGCCTTTGTCTTTCCTGTTGTTTTACCAAGATCAACGTTGAGGCCACCGAGACTTGCGAAGAAGTCGTCAGTGGCTCCGTTTAATCCGTCGAATGTAAATTCTAAATCGCTGCCTGCTCCTTCCATCTTGTCCATCTCGTTATTTGCTGTCCTGGTTACAAGATAAAGACCGCCAAGTGTTAAAGCGAAGGCTGCAACGCCGGCGGCGGCTGCTGCTACTGAAATTCCGCCGGTGGCTGCTGCCTGCGCTGTTGCTGCTCCAAGTGCAGCAGCTCTGATCGCTTGATAAGCCTTAATGAGTGCCTGTAACGCTGTTACGAACGCAATCACTTTCGCTGCTACGAATGTTGCTGCAAAGATCGCGCCCACTTGTACGAAGACGCTCTTATGCTTTGCTACAAATGAAAAGATTTTAAATATTGTGAATCCAAAGCCGACAACGGCCTTGATCGCGGTGGTCATAACGCCGACGAGTTTGTCGCCATTCTCGGTGAGGAATGTTTGTATTGCTGGAATAACTTTCGTCACCATGATGGTGAATAATCCTTCAAGTGTAGGCATCAGCGCTTTGCCAAGTGTTTCCTTAGCTTCTCCGAATGCAATGTTAAGCCGAACCATTCTATATTCGAAGGTGTTTGCTCTGGTTGCTGCTGCTCCACCGAATGTCTTTGCAGTCAGCGTAAGTATGGCGTTGAGGTCTTTGGATTTGATCATCGCATCCGTAATTGGAACGCCGAGATTCTTGAGCGCCTTGTAGTTTCCTTGCAGCGCCTTTGTTACTGCATTCGTCGCTGCGTCAAGGTCAACGTTTCCGCCGGCTGAAACATCAAGTGCCAAGCCTAGAAGTTTCTGGGCATCCGTAACGCTGCCGGTTACTGAAGCGAGTTTTGATAGCGCCGGACGAAGGTTGTCGTCAACTTCTCCAAATGTTCGCTGAATTTGGTCTATGAACGCTTCGGTCGATGCGATTACTGCATCCGTTGCTCCTGTGGTTTGGCGGAGCGAATTGGCAAGAAGCGCCTGGGACTTCTCGTCTGCGATCGCTGCCTTGACGGAGTCAATTCCGATCTTGATCGCGAATGCTGCGCTGGCTGCTGCCGCTAATCCGAAGGCCTTGCCTACCTTGCCTGCAAATTTGTCGAAATTCTTGCCAAGCTTGTTGATATCTCTGGCTGCTGCCTTGCTGCCTTTATCTGAATATTGGGTAATAATCCGGGCGGTTACTGCGCCTATTGCCATGCTCGGTTATCCCTTCTCTTTATTGAAATTGGCTTGCAGGGTCTTCTGTGCGTCGTCCATCGCTGCTCTGATATTGGCATAAATCCGGGGGCGATCGCGATCAATGACGGCGTAAACTCCGCGACTGGCTTTGCGGAAGCGGTCATTCATGTTGCTGATCAGCTTGCGCCCTGTTCCTTCGCCTGGTGTCCTGCGTCCTGCGACTTCGAAGATAACGCCCGAGGCGGTCTTGTTTAGGAGTGCGCCGGCGCTGGTGGTGTAATCCGAACGCACGCGGCCCTCTGCGCGAGTTTTAATGATGCCCTGGCGGATCGCTGCTGGATCCCACGCTGGCCAGCCTTCGCCGCCTCTGGTGCTCTTTCGTGGGTTCTTTGCCGCCGTCGTTCTCCATCCACTCATCGGTGGCTTGCTTGGTATCTGGTCTTTGGCGTTGCTTTCGGCCAGGCGCAGCTCGTCGTTGATTACTTTGCTTAGGCGACGAGCTGCGTCCTTGTCGAACTTCTTCAAGGCGGCGGTGGTTTCTTTGATGCCGTTTATTGCAACGACTTCATTTGCCATGTTTGTTTGCCGCCTTTGCCTTCTCTTTGAGATAGATCACGATCGCTTCAAGGATGCCATCTGGTGCATCCATTAATGAAATCGGATCTATTCCTGTCTCCACAGAAACTGCTGCTATTGAATAGGTCAGGCTATCTCTGTGGATTCTGAATTTGGGTCTGTATCTAGTTGAACTCCTTCAAGCGTGTCTAAGAACTCCGGGCCGAAGGGTTTCACAACGACTCCGTTAAATTTAAGCGCGAGCCATCCTAAATAATAGATATGTTCAAGCTTCTGTTCTTCGCCGATAAGTTTGGCTAGTCCTTTGCCGTACTTCTGTTCGAAGTCGACGATGATGCGTGGCCGTAATGAGAACGTCTTTTCCACGCCATCAATCGTCTTGACTTTGATATTTAATCCATCCATCTTTGTTTCCCCCTATTTTCTTTAGGATGTTGCTTTGGTAATTGCGCCGGAGATCGGCCAAGTCACACTTGCAGTTGCTAATTCACCAACGGATCCATTTAGCGGAGTCCATTCTGCGACAAGCGTCGAAAATGAATAACTAGGATTGATTGTTGTTGTTGTTCCTGCTACTGGCTTTGCTACTATCGTGACTGCTGTTCCGAGTAACGGATAGATTGTTTGCTCGACTTCTCCTGTTGCGTAGTCCTGGTGAAATTCAAGCGTCACAGAATTGTCTGCAAGACCGGCAACACGTGTCTTCGCTGTGTTTCCGAATGCAGTTGTTTCGACGATATCGAATGTTGAATTTAGAGTGATGCTCGAAATATAATCCGAGAGATCGGTGGTTCCAAATACAACAGATGCGTTTGTTAGTACAAGTCTTGCCATTATACGACCGCCTTTGTTATTGCTCCTGTGATTGGCCAAGTCACACTAGCTGTGGCCAATTCGCCGACGGATCCGTTGATCGGAGTCCATTCGGCAATAATAGCAGAGCAGGTATAACTTGGATTGAACGCGCTGGTAACGCTGCCGTTTGGCCTTACGATCACAGCTGCTGCTGTTCCGAGAAGTGGATAGATTGTCTGCTCCACTTCGCTGGTTGCGTAGTCTTGATGAAATTCGAGGGTGATTGAATTGTCTTCTAATCCAGCAACGCGTGTCTTTGCTGCTGTTGATGAGAATGCTGTCGTTTCGACGATGTCGAATGTTTCGCTGAGTGTAACTGAAGCGACTCTATCGCTCAGATCCACTCCGCCGACGGAGATGAATGCGTCTGTGAGAACTATGCGAGCCATTATTTAGTCGCTCCTTCTTCTGTTTTGATTGTGATGGATGGGATTTGTGGTGCTGTGTTACTTGCTTTGATGTGGTTGCCGGCGATCAGAGTTTCTGTGCTGACTCCTGCATCTTGCAATTCTTTCGCTGTGAGCGTGTCGCCTGTGGTCTTTCCGCAGACTTCCCGGTTTGAGATTACTGTATATGTCATGTCGGTTCCTTATCCGTAGATTGTTAGGCGGTATCGGTAAGAGAGAAAAGTATTCGATTGCGAGTCGTAGGTTCCGGACTCTGCGCCGATCACTCGCAATGTCTGGCATGCACCACCGAGCGTTCTGTCTCCTTCTATTGCTGTTTTGATAGATGTTGCTCCGGTTCCTGCAAGGTATCCATCGAGGGCGTCCTGGCCTGCTCGCTCTGAGAAGCGCTGGACGATCACATAAATATCAACGTTTGCTTGGTCTAATCCCCGGGCGTTATCGATATCGAATGTGAAGTCGAGCTGGCCCACGATCGCGCATGGCGGCGTTACTGGTTCTGGGATCACTTCGTAAACGCGAAGCCCCGAGATTGTTTGAAGTCTTGTTTTGAGTCCGTCTCGCACCTGGCTTGGTTGCATCGGCATTATTTAGCCAGCCCATTGTTCTTGCGGAATGGTCGAAGCAAGGCTTCAACGTCTGCGTCGAGTTTGGCTGTGAGGCGCACTGTGCCTAAGTCCGGGCTTCCTGCGATTCCAAATGGCGACTGGCGGCGTGTGAATAATCGAGCTGCTTGGATCAAGGTTGCCATATTGATCTCTGCTGGTGTTGCTGTCCATCCCCAGATGCCGGTGATTCGGCAGGCCTGTGGTAAATAATAAGGCCAAACGTATCGGCCGATTGCAAGGATGCGGTTGACTGGCCAGCCGCGCTGTGGGTTGTTTACTGGCTCAAGCATGTAGTCGCTGGTTGACCAGACGATATCCCATGTCTGGTTGAAGTTGTCGTCTGTTGCTACTTCTGTGATCGCGTAGTTATCGTCCATGTTCAGCGTCCAGGGATCGAGTGGGGTGTAATAACGGGCGACTGGTACTTGCGCTGTTCCGTTTCGGTAAAAGAAGCGCCCGGTGTAGTCATCGATCATTCTGCTCGTTGCTGTGATCGCTGCTTCGAGTGGGGTGTCGTCTACGGCATCTGTGATCGCAAGTGAGGCCTTTAATTCGGCCAGGGTGCAATAGGCATTAGTTAGGGCCACGCTTCGTCCTTCTTTCCGGTTTCGGCAGCATTGCGCGTTCTAGTTTGGGATCGGCGGTTGCTGTTTCCTTTGCCGGCTTGCGCCGGATCTTCTT